GCTTGAATCACCGTATCGGTTGCCGCGACCGTGCCGGGGCTTGATACGTAGCCAGTCAGCACGGCGGTAGCACCACTGCTGCCAGTTTCACCTTGGATGCCTTGGATACCTTGATCGCCCTTGTCCCCGGTCACAAAGAAATCAAACGCGACAATCTCGTTACTATCAAAAGCGGAACCCGATACGTATGTTCCATTGATGTGATGATGATTGCCCTCGTCAGTTACGCTTGTGACAAGGAAATTAAAATGACTGGTGTCTGAATTTGAGTTGCTACGGATCACAACCCGCGCCTTGATTGCTGATGTCGAGTCATCAATTAACTCTAGTAATGCACTGGTGCTTGTTCCGTCAAAATCCGTATCCCGAATCGAAATCCGAGTTACAGCACTTAAAGTTGAGCTATTAAACCTAAGATGCCCGGGACTCGGTGCGCCGGGGCTTGTGCTCGTGTCGAATCTGTATTTCAGCCCAGCGCGGTCACCTTGCGCCCCAGTGGCTCCAGTATCACCTTGGATGCCTTGGATGCCTTGAATACCTTGGATGCCTTGATCGCCCTTAGGCAGAACTAGATTCAATTCTTGGCTTGGGGATGATCCGGTAATGTTCGCAAATGCGGAAGCACCACTCTCCACCGTTCCGATTGTAAGGATATTCGGCGGCCCAGATGGGCCTTGATTGATGGAAACAATTGATGGCTCATCAGATGATGATCTGATTTCTACGATTTCTATGCTCATGATCGAGATGCGATTTGACGGAATTTGATTGTGCCGCCAGCGATGTAAATCACCCCGCCAGATGGAGTATCCAGCACCAAATCCCATTGGTAAACGCCGGGCGGAACATTAGCAGTCTGCTCGTCGGTTTTCGATACGACAATGATACCATTAGCCGGGTTGGGGATTGTTGGGGTCAGATCGATCACCACAACGCTGGATGCGATTGTGGAACGAACCTTGGCCCGGGCGGAATATCCGGTGAGGTTGAATGCCGCGCCATCCTCGTCCTTGCAGGAAAAGGATAAGCTCAATGTTTCGCCGGAATGGGCATTAAGATTTGTTCCCGCCATTGCGCCGATTTGCATACCATAACCCATGCGATTTGGCAAGGATTATCTCAACACCAAGGTTCCCTCTAAAAGCTGCGTAATCACCCCAGTTGTAACATCAGATGTCGAAATTGGCAGGTATTTCACAGTGGACGTATTAGCCGGAAGTGCAGGATCAGAGAATGGGCCGCGCACGTCATCCAACACAGTCCCGGTGACATCCATTGCAAGATACGTCACTAGCGTCTGTGAGTTTTTTTCAATTGGGAGAATTGAGATATCGAAATCCTCGTCAACATTGTAAGTTGTCTTGCCGTATGCGGTAGCTGCATATGATCCGGTGGGATCCAAATTCAGCAACTCTACTCGCTCAGCAATCACGTCTGTTGCATCGCTGATTGAAGCTAGCCCGGTCGCGTCGATATTGACGAAATACGTTGAGGTCGGATCAGTCCAATTCTGCCAGTCATATTTCGACTGCGTAAATACCACAGGATCATCATCACCGAATAATGTATTCGATGTAACCTCAGCGGTTATCTCTCCGCCGCCATTCTCGTAAGTGCAGTTCAGAGTAAATGGTGTTCCTCCATTCAACCCATCACCATATGAAGTTGAGTCTGCCGTGAAATCAGTTCTGGATTCATTGCTGCCGATTTCCACATAACCGGATCCAGTTGTTGATGCACTGGTAAGCGTCACCGATATTGTTGCCGGGGATGCTGTTGTTTTGATGAATGAATGGGAGAAAGATGAGCCGCTTGCAAGACTCCCGGTATCGATCACGGTTGTTCCATTCCATACAACCTCAAAGCGGAATGTTGATGCTCCAGAAATAAATCCATCAGATTTGAATGCAACCTCACCAATTCCTGATCCTAGCGTAATTGTCCTAGTTCCCGGCCCGCCGCCCGGAGGGAAAGTCCCACCCCACCCGTAAGTTTGATTTGCTGCACCGATATTATATCCAGATGTCGGGAATGGATATGGATCGGAAACCGCAATGATGTCTGTGTCATCGGAAAATTCAATCTCACCGGATCCATTCACGCTCGCGTAGAAAACCCCATCTTCAGCCAACCATGATTCGGATGCGTCTGGAAACATCCAACCATATGGGGTTGATCCCGGAACGACATTGTTCCGAATGAGGATGTTTCGACCTGACCCGCCAGCGAACCTTGGGGCGAATCTTGTGGTATTCGATACTGGATCCACTAAGACAGCAGCGGTTTCCGTATTGCCGACATATTTGTAAAATGTCGTGGATTGTGAGATATCAATAACCGCGCCAGTTTCAGCAGTGACATTTCCAAATGCATCCTTGTTGGTTGAAAATTGGGCCATAACTTTTAGACGTAAACAATGTTGTCTTGCGATGTCTTGCGGATTTTGTCCACCAGCGTTCGGTAATCATTCCGAGCCGGAGCGCCAAGATTAATGGTTGTCCGCCCGGATTCAATCTCTAGTGACTCGCCGGACACCAATGCGCCCATGGCGGAATATGCCGGAATTGAATTGATCAGGTTGATCTTATTACCCCTGTATCGAGTCGCGCCAACATCCTCTTCTTCAAGCGTAATCGCGCCCTCATATGGGATCCAATTCTGGCTTGATTTTAGGAAGTCAGCAAGCCCTGCGGGTGGATTAATGAACGAGTAATCGGCGGGTTTGTAGACTGTCGTGGAGCTTGAACCACCCGGGGTAGCTATTGCAGAGAATGAAAATGCTTTTTTATAGTAAAACTCCCAACTGGAACCAGCAGATTCCCCCGTGTATCCACTATCAACAAACGAAAAACCAGCGGCATCAATATAACTAGGCTTGACTATTGTCGGTGTTCCAGATCCTGTATCCCTAGTCCATATTAAATACATACTTCCAGAAACAGTTACATTAACAGTAGTTATACCAGCCCAATCCGCTGGTGTTCCAGATGTAATAATAGAATACCCAGATAGAGAGTTCCCTGATTTATCTTTTATAGAATATCCACCAACATTAAAGTTTTTTGTTATTACATAACCTGAAGATGGGCCGATATAGCCAGCCCTTGTTCTAACATTAACAAGCGTTACACCTGTATATTCTATTCCAATAGGCAGCCTACTTAATCCGGCATTCTTAGCCGCGCTAACACAAGCCTGATCCGAATCATGCGCCAAATTAGAAATACTACCGCTTGTCGTAATGGTCTGGTTCTCAAACAAATCATTCGGCAGGAATGTATCTAGCTCCGGGCCGGATATTGTAATCACCTGCCGTTTTGTTATGTTCTTCCCAGTCTGAGCAGATCCAGATTCCTGTTTCTGGAATACTGTTCTTCCAACTGTATTCCTCGTTACCGATGGCAATGTCACTTGCTGAACCTCAAGCTCAATGATCGGGTTGATATCGATTGATGTTATCGGGGATGTCGATTGGTTAAATGTTACTGCGCCAGCAGTAGGCCTGCGCGTCACAATCAATTTTGCAGGATATGTAGCATAATCAAAATATGACATTGCGTCTGGAACTAACCTAACAAGCTCAGAAATAACCTGTCCGCATGTGGACTGGTTAAGAGTGATTCTGGGGAATGCGGTCATCGCAGCAACCGATGATCCTCCGCTGATCGGGGCAATTGGACATCCAAGTTGATTTGCCCTGTCGATCGCTTGCTCAATGCTGGTCTTTAGGTTCTGCCCGGCACTAGCAGTCCCGAACACATAAGTTATTCTCTCCCCAGATGTTCCTGATCCATCTTGCCTAACACTGGTAAATGGAACCTTCTCCAGAAACCACCATGGCCCAGATACAGTGATCTGGAAGTCATGCGATCCGCTTTGAATCGAGCTGCGGACATTTGTGACATTGCCAAAGAAAAAACTGACCCCATCCCTGTAAAGCGTCACTTCCTGCCTGAGAGATGGAATTACAGCATTTAATGATGGGATATTGCTAGGGTTTGGAGCCTGAACTGTGGCGTATTTAATAACCACGATCCCGGATGATCCATTTGCACCGATCCTGATTGTTGCTTTTTTAAACACCCCTGCCCCACCCCGTCCGGTATTTTGTATGACTGAACCATCAACAGTATTTCCGGTAGTAAGCGATGGATCCCTGACTCCGCCACCAACCGAATATGTCACGGCTGTCCCGGTGATGCTTGACGCAGTTCCAGCCCCGCCATTTGCAGTTGCCGCACTTACAGCAGTGCCAGCAGCACCTGATCCACCACCGGTTCCAGATGTGGTTGATGCAGATCCGCCACCATTCCGCCCCTGCCCGGTAATTCCAGTTCCAGCAGCACCAGCGCATGTTCCGCCACCGCCAGATCCACCCGCTCGCCCAGCGACTGCGGTTGTGCCTGATACGCTTGCGCCAGCGCCACCGCCTGAGCATGTCACCAGCGTTCCGATTGAGGAACCGCCGCCATCTGATGCTGAGGTCTGTGGGGTTAATGCCATTCCACCAGCCCCGACTGTGATTGCATATGTTCCGGCGGTGACTGCGATTGATCCAGTCTTGAATCCACCAGCGCCACCGCCGCCACCGGATCGAGTTGATGAATTCCCACCCCCGGATCCACCACCCGCGACAACAAGATATTCAATCGTTCCCGGGTTGGTTACGACAAATGAATCTGACGCGAGGAATGTATGCGTTCTAAATCCTGCGGTATCAGTAACTGATCCGCCTGTGGCTATCACGCCTTGAACTACATATTCTGCGACTTGTGTATCGCTATCCAGCAATCCCGCCTTCTCAGCAAAAACCTTGAGCGTTGATGGGTTAGCTATCGTTAGTGTCGCGCCATTTGCCACAACCGGGCTTGATGAATTCGGACTCGATCCGTCTGTCGTATATCTTATCGTAGCACCAGCAGTTGCACATGTCACAGTAACGGAAATAGTTGAACCGATCTGAACTGATGAATCTGGGCTAACTGCTGGAGTCGCGACATATTGCGCATTAGTTACATCCTGTAGAGCGATGTTAAATGTAAGCTCATCCGCCTCAAGACTCTTGAAGTCCAACTTAGCGGAACTGATATTCCTAGCCTCTAGGGTTGTGACTGCATCATCCCAACCCTGACCCGCTTCGCCTTTGATTGTCCAATTTACTGGCATGGTGTTATCTGGTTGGCAATGCTAGGCTATTTACCCGTGAGCGCAAGTCGGAGATCGCATTATTAGCCGCACCTATTTTGCTTACCAATTCATTATTTATGCGGATCAATTCCTGAAGTGTCGAGATAGATGTATTCTGCCCGGCCCTGAGTGTTCCCATTAGAGTGTTAAGACTTGCCGCAACTTGCTGTTGCTCATTGGCAGTAATTTGGCCATCTGCTGCAGCCTTCAATAGTTGATTCTTGGCATTCTCTTGCGCCTGATTGATTGGCTCGAAACCTTCAATGGCGGTAGATATCGCTTGAGCCGCCCCGCTCATTTGCTGGGATGCAGTCGCAATCGCTTGGGATTTCTCAGATAGTTTGTATTCTGATTCGATCTTTTCGATTTCGATCTTTGCACCCTCAACAGCCTGATCGACTTTGGCAGCTTGAGTATAAGATGCAGCAGTAAGCTCACCAATCTTGTTGGGGGCTTGATCGATGAAATCAAACAACCCGGAGATTTGCTTTTCTATTCCAGCAAGTTTTGATTCCGCTTGGGCTACCGCGGATGATTTAAACCCTTCACCCTCAACACCCGCTTTTATTAGTCTCTCATCTGATGCTCTAGAGATATTTAGTTGATTTGTTAAATCTTGCTGTTGCTGTTGTAGCCTAGCAATCCTAGCTTCTGCATCAGAAACTTCACGATCGAGATCATCTCTTTGACTCTTGATGTTGTTATATCTTGCGATTTCACCTTGAACCCCAGCCTCTACATCAGCGATTGCGGCTTCCTTTTGTCTTTCCGCTGCCTGCTTCCGTAGCTCATCTAATGCAGCTTCAGCATTTGTTATCTGCCCGATCTGCGCCAAATATCTAATGGCTTTTTCCGTTAGATCATCTTGCTTCTTAGCTAAATCCTCTTCGGTTTTGATCCTATTGTTTTTTACATCGATTAGGCCAAGTTCGCTTTCCCTGAGGGCATTTGTAAGATCGGACTCCAACCTAATTGCATCAATCGCAGCCCTTGCTTTTTCTCCGCCTCGCTTCTCGTATGCTTCAGTTAATTTATCGGCTAAATCCTGAGCAGCTTCACCTGCCGCTTCAGCATTGGACGCCATGTCCAAAAACACCTTCGTTGCTATTGCCCCAACTGCAACCAATGCACCAGCAAGTGCACCTCCCGGGCCGAATATGCTCAAGAACTGCGGGGCTTGCTGTGCGAATGCCGTAAATGCGCTGGTTCCCATAGAAACCTGAGTCGCAAAGTCTTGCACCTGATAGCCAGCTTGAGCAGCAACCTGCCCCACGCGCCCAGCCCCGGCTGATGCCGCAGTAGACGCCTCCGCTGCCTGCGTGCTAGCCGTAGACAGATTATCCATCGCAGCGGCAGCCTGAGTTGCCCCGGCAGTATTAGCCGTAGTGCTGATGTCAATGTTGACCTTTTTCGATGCCATATTATGGGGCAGTTAAGCGTCCGGTTACGGATGTATTAAGCAGAACGGATGTGCCTACTTGCGATGCGGCAACGGATATATTTGCGTCATAGAATGTGTTTTCGTACCAAAAACTAAAACTTGTTCCAGCAGTAGTATTAACCGATGTTGGAGCATTAGTAACGCCAGTTCCGCTTGTCTGAACAATAGATATATTCAGAGTGGTGTCATTTCCTGCATACGGACTACGCCTAGTAAGTATCAGGTCGTTTCCTGATCTTGATGCGGTGTAATAATTTGAAATTTCGTTGACTCTGTTCAGTCTATCAACCGCCCTTTGAATCCAAACAGCGGGGGTTTCTCCGCTGGTTACATTGTCATCTAAAATATACGGATTAAGATCAGCATCGGCAGATGTAATAGTGTATCTTATGACCCCGCTTGTTCCAATTGTTCCAACGCCAGTTGCCGTTTCAACTTGCCTAGTACCCATGCTTAGATAGTTCGGAACAGTTAGCTTAAATGTCATTCCTTGCTGATTTATAAATCTATTCTGCAAGGTTAATAAATAATGCCCAATAGACCTCTGAAATTGAGTTGTAAGTTGATCAGGAAAACTAAACCGACTATCGAACGACACAGTTGCCATTGTACCGGGACGCCAGAATTGACGCCCCCAAGTACCGCCAACATAGGACACCGATTGGAATTGGCTATCATACGAGATGCTGAGATTTGATGTCTCGGCACCCGGGCCTTGATCCCATCCGGCAAGATCGATGATCTTACCACCTATGAATGCGGCAGCGTACATTATGCGACTGTGAGAACAGTGAACAATGCGTTAGGTGATCCAGATGTGAATGTGCGCCGAGCCGCCATGGTAAGCTGACCGACTCGATTGTCGGTTGGACTGAATCGTTTCTGAATATCGATCACCTGCACAGCAAGGCAGTCGAAATTCAATCCGCCAGATGTGCTAGTGCTGATATCGAGCGTTGAGTTTGCGAGATCCTCACCAACATCCAACGATCCAAAATAGGTATCGAATGAATTAGCTAAAGCCCCAGTCGGAATGCAGGTGATGTTCACGCCGAGATTCTGGAGCGACATATCAACCGTACCCATGCCATCAACAGTTACGGGGTTAAGACTTAAGTCGAATGCGATCTCAAATCCAGCCTCGGAGTAGAAAGGCCCGACTGCGCCTAGCGTTGCTTGGTATGGAGCAGTAACGATCAAAGACGGACTGAATGCCGAGCCAATCGCTGCGCCAGCAGTAGCAGAATAATAATCAGCTAATGAACTTGGGTCGCCGCTCTTATCCACTAATCCAGTAAATTGAACCGATCCGAATGCCGTGTTGTTTGCGGTGCATCGAATCGAGGGCATCTGCGTCACGGCAGCATTGTTGATCGTGTAAGTCTGATCAACGGATGTGATCACGAGCGCCTTGTCGGCTGATCCATAAATCGATCCACCGATTGCTGTGCTGCCATATGGGAAAAGCGTAGTTAATGCCTCGATCTCGCCAACTGGTTCAAACTCAACAACAACTTGGAAGTCTGTCTTTGCCTTGCCAACAATGCCATAGGCATCGGTTTCCTTGTCAAAGGTCGAGTTGGTCATGGTCAGCGAAACGCCGCCCTTGGAGTAGAATGTTGCTCCATCGTAACCGATCTTACATGGGCCTCGAACGATTGTTGCTCTATCAAATGTTGCCATAATTTTATCTTTCTGGGTCTGTGTTGGTTAATCCAATTGGTATTCTGAATGTGATGACTTGCTGAAGCATCGATTCATTCGCCTGCTGCGACATTGAATCGAACAATAAAACCCCACCGGACAATGCAAGCCCCTCGGCGTCCAGCGGTTGGTGATGATGAATTAGTCTGCAAACCGCCTCAGCGATCTCTGTGCAGGATGGTTGGTGATTTCCACGTGATCGCCACAATGATGGAATCTCAGATATGGTGACTTTAAATGAGGAATTGTTAAGATATGGGCCGGGTGTATCCGGAAATTCGGCATCTGCGGAATCGAAATTGATCAGAACGAATGCCCCTGCGGTCTGCATTGCATTCAAGATCGACTTCTCAACGTCCTTTTGATCCTCGACCAGCACAGGAATCTTTGGAACTGTGCGGAAATAATCATGGTCAGCCAAAATTTTGGCCATGCTTTCCACGATCTGGCGGATGATGCTCATGGTGAGGTGGAGAAATCCATAACCCGGGATCCTCCGTAGCGGAATGAGGAATTGCTGGAATATGAGAAAGAAGATGCCCCGGGATCGTCTGAATCGGCATCATTCTTTGCTAGGTCATCAAGGTAGTTCTCAGCTTCCTCAATGGATGATTTGCGGTCATCGCCATTGAATTCAGCCAAGGAAGGAAAAGCATCGGACAGCAAACGCCTTGCAAGGGCATATGCATGGCGTTGCGCCCCGGGTGGCACATAGACACTAGAATTGACCACAGGCGGCAATCCGCGCTTCCTGCGCCCAGTATTGACCCGGCTTGCAATGTCCAATGCAACATGGGTCAGAACCTCCGTCACCTTTGCTTCAGGTGCAGCAGATTCAGCGAGCAATGCAGCGATCTCATCAGAACCAAGTCGGCCCTGTAATCCTGCAAATGTCAGTTCAGCCCATGCCATATTATATTTAGAAAATTGCCGCTGATCCGAGGGAAATGAACAAACCCCAGACCAGCGGCATATTAAGATCCAAGCTAATTAGAAAAGTAGCTTGGTGGTGAACAGCTGACCAGCGAATGTTCCGGCAGATGCGCTCGCAGTTTGCTCGACGCGAATGTAGCGACGAGTTGCGGGATCAACCCGGAAGCGAACGCTCTTGGCGGCAACGCCAAGTCCGCCAGCACCAGTTTGCGTGGTTGCCACAGCAGGATCCACAGCAGTGAAGGTCACGCCATCGGCGCTATCCTTGAAGGTGTAGGTAAGAACCGCTGCGTTAGCGATGCCGGAAGCGGCGGGAGCGGAAACTTCCACCACGAAATCTTGAATGTCGCCACCGAGGACTTGTTCAAGATCGAATGTTGCGGAGTTAGCACCAGCTTGGGCGATTGCCACCGATGAAGTGTAGGTGGCATCTTGTTGATTGCGATTGAATACAAAGGCCATTGTCGTATTATCTATTTAGGGGTTAGGATTAGCTCAATGCCTCGTTATCAGCGATCGAGTCAGTGATGATGATCGGGATACCGAATGATTCGGTTGGGACACCGGGGAGGATGCCAGTAAAGGCCTCCTGCTTGGTGCTTGCGGTCATCGTGCGGCTCGTCTGAAGTTGGAATGCAGAACGGCGGCTCATCAAGAGATGGGTCGGGCGCTCGCCAACTGGGAACTTGCTGAGAAGCTCGGCGATCTTGGCATCGGACACACCCTTGCCGGAGTCGGCGGTGCAATCCTTCAAGCGGCCAATCGCGTACTTGTTGACGCACTGAAGACCAACCCAAGCGGTAAGATCAGCGATGTAAGCGGCAAAGCGATTACCGGATGCGTCTGTTGCGTCACCTTCGCGGAATGGCGAGAGGTCAAAGCTAGTGCCGTTGCCGTAGACGTACTGAACGCCTTGAGCGCCAGCCTTGATGGCGTAAACAGAGGAACCAGTTGCGGAGGTTGTACCACCAGCATCAACCACAAGTTCGTCACCGAAAGTAGTGATGAATTCTTGGAGGCCGATGAAGCCCTTTGCGCCTGCGCTGCGACCATAGATGGTTTGTGAGCCGACAGTCGAGAGAGCGGCACGCATGACGCCTGCGCCTTCGATTGCTTGGAGAGCTTCTGGGCCATCCTCATAACCGCGAGCAACAGCCTTATCGACCTCAATGCGAGCGGAGAGGATGAATGCTTCGACGAGACGCTCAGTAAAGTTGGATTTGGTTGCGGCAGTTCCTTCGTTAGCGGAACGGAATGCAACGGATGGGCGCGAGTTGCGAACCACGGTTTTGTACGAGGTTCCGCGAATCGTGCGAGCGGGGATGGTCACGACTTCAGGAGAAGCGGTAGCCACTTCCTCGATCAGACCGACAACAGGATCAGCACCATTCAATTTGGCGAGATCGAGTAGCGTAGTGTTATTAGGCATATATTTGTGTTATTTGGATTGTTGTGCTTTAAATGCTGCCTCGACGCGAGCAAGCCCGGTCAGTTCAACGGCAGGGGTTTCTTCGATGCGACCAGCAAGGATCGTAGCTCCGTTAATGGCTTCGTTGCCCGGGAGCGATGCGAGAACCTTGGCGGCTTTTTCATCAGCGAGAATTGCGGTTTTCCAGAACGATTTGGCATCCTCATCTTGAGGGGCGATGCGTCCGGCTTTGATTGCCTCATCGATTACGAGATCAGCGGAAGCCATGGCCTTGTCGCCCATTTGCTTCTTCATGTCTTCGTATTCCGATTTCAGCTTGGCGTATGCAGCTTCCATGTCAGCAAGTTTATCCTCGGCGGATTTCTTTTCGACATTGGCGGCTTCGACTTGTTCGGCCATAGATGCCGACTCACGGAGAGCGGCAAGATTTGCCTTTGCGGTTTCGAGTGCGGTATCGGGCGATTCGCTCGCCTCAACCAGACCCAATTCGATCAGTTGTTCGGTCATATCAATTTGTTCGTTGTGAGATGCGGCAATGCGCGGGATTTCCTCAAATGCTGGATCATTTACCAGAGAACCAATTTCGCCGCGCTTTGCGAGGCCGATCGGAACGCCATCTTTGGAGAGAAGGAAAGTAGGGGAAAAATATGAGTAATCGCGGCCTTCAACAGCCTTGCGTCCGGCTTCAGTCCATTCGACATCAAGCACAAGACCAACGCCATCCTCGTAACGGAATTCCTTGGGGATAAATGAAGCGGCCCCTTGCTTGTGGTCGAATCCGGCGAATGGACGCACATTGGATTCAAAGCGTTTGTTGAGGTCTTCAGCAAATGAAGCAGCAACTCGGGAATCCACTAGGACGTCAACTGATTTAGCCTTACCTCCGACAGTCGCATTGATCCGATGCTGCCCCTCGGGGAGATAGACAATCGATCCGGCCAAGTCTGATAGCTCAGACTGGATTGCAGCGGTTACGATCTCGGAACTGCGAAACATCGAGGGGAGATAATCATATAAAGCCATAAATGTCAACTATCGAATTGAGATATAAGGTAATCAAGCGCGCCATTCAAAAATGCATCGGTATATGATTGCTCAGGTGGCAGAGCATTCTTCCATGGCGAATGGGTTACTGATTTCTTGAGAGCATAGATTGCGCGGATTCCGTTGGGTGCATTCGGATCCGCTTCGGCCAACACACCTTTGACCCGGAACAAAGGACTAACCCGGTTTGAGTATTCCTTCGCGGTTTTTCCGTGAGCTTCAGGAACGATTGGTATCGTCAGCGATCGCTTGCGCTTTGCCCGAATCACGCCACCCGTAACCTTATGGGCGAAACCAATTGTCGAATTACTGAATGTGACCTTGTTATTATTCGGCTGCGATAAACTCCAACCTCGAGCAGTTCCCTCCCACCACCTTGTCATCTCACGCCCCGGGCCATGAGTCGGCAGGGACGGATTGACCCACTTTGTCCGCCCAGCCATGGCATAATACTTGCGAATCTCTTCGATAGCATCCTCACCACCCTGCAATACAGCGGCCCGGCGGACAGCGGGGGCAGCCAACTTCAATGCCGCTAACTTAGCCTCATCCAGACCAGTCGCCTCAATCGTGATGAATGAATTACCCGTCTTCAATGCCATCCTCTATTCCTTTCAGCATCGCCTTACCAATTTCATCCTCAAGCGCCGATGTCAGCGCCTGAGCATTAAGCATCCCATACATCTGCGGAATGCGCTCGATCACCTGTTCAACCTCCCGGACAAATGCGCCGATAGTCATGCGCTGCGACTTGTCCATCAGATCCGCTAGAACCTGATCAACCGGGGCAAGCCATTCACCCGCCACATCTCTCAATTGCTCATCGGTCATTGCCGGAATCTAGCTTATCAATAATCCGCTTTGCCCATGCGTATCCAGCATCGCCACCCCATCCATTCCATGCTTGCCATCCTTTGCCCTGCTCATCCCAAGTCGATCCTTTCTTATCGACCTCATGACGCTGGAAGTAGGAAACCATCCGGCGCACAGTATCCTCGGACAATTCCGCCCGGTTAGAAATGTCACGCGCTCGGGCGAGGCCGACAGATGTCATGCCACGCTCAGATTGCGGCTTTGCTCGACGAATTTCTAGGGCATTTATTGCGTTACGTGCCATCTCTTCAGTCGGACGCAAGTCAGCCGATGCGGCTGACTCAACCTCATCGATATCAGGCAGATCGGGAGCATCTTCCGGTTCCGGCTGGGGGATATCCTCAGCGTCCGGCTCCAGCTCCGGTAGCTCAGGCAGATCATCATCACCGAAAACCTCTTCACCTTCGATCGGCATCGGGATACCCAGTTCCTCATAAACCCAAGAACGAGGCATCTTAACCCCGATCTCGTTGTAAATCTTAACCCGCTCGGCAATTGCCTTCTCATCCTTTGGAACTGGAATCTCCAGTTCACAATACGGCATATCCTCGGAAGCCACCTTGCCGAAATTCATCCGCACGATTGCCGGGATCAATTGAGTTGTGATAATCGATGCCACCCATGAGGACACAGATTGCAGAACCTCAGACCGGATGCCGGAGTGGACATCACCCAATGCTCTGGATCCTGTCCCGGTGTTATCGGTCGTGAGCGTTTGACCTAGCAACAAAATGTCACAAGCCCGATCAGCCACATCCATCATGTGCGACTGCGGGAGGTTGTCACCACCAGTCACAGCGGAATGAATCTCAAAGTCAACACCCGGCCCGGTAGCGGCCCAACCGGATGATCCGATTGACTCCAGCATGTCCTCCGCCTTGTTCAGCGCATCCTCGGTTCCATCGGTCTTTGCTGTCCGCATCGGAATACCGAACAACTGCGAGAATTGCATCAGCCAACCAAGACCATAGACAGACGCCAACCAATACTTCGTCAGCGTCCGCAAGTTCGCCGCATGGATCGGATGTGTTCCACCTTGCGACCAAATACCGATCAAGAACCGATCAGGCGGGAAATCCACAAGCGATGCGTAATTGACGCCGCTTGGAGCAATCATGAGCCGATCAACATCATTCGATGCGGACGGATAGGCGAGATACTTAGCAGGAACCGGGGCATAGCACCTTGGGCTAATGATGCCATTCTCGGATTGCCAGACGATCTCCAGTACAGAAATCCCCTTAGCGTATGCATCGATGATAGCCTTTACCATGCCAGACAGATCCAACTCCCAATATCCCGGGCGGGGAGAGTATGACTCAAGCGCGCGCTCAACTGTCTCGTAAATCTTAACTGCTGCCGGGGTTGGTTCCTCGGCATCCTCCCGAATCGCTGGCTTGATCTCAAGTTCAAGCCTAGCCACAGACCCAGCAACCTCATTCAGCGCCTTACGCAGCCTTGGCCAAGTATCAAGCATCAAACGGAACAAACGATCTTGATCCTCTAGCTTGCCAGTGCGAACGCCGCGCAAGATCGTGCGAACCTGATCCGGAGTGACATTTGCCAGATCGTAATCATTGGTTCGGTATTGTGCAGGGATGGGCCAAACAACACCTTTGCGCTCGTCGATAGTCATGTGAGGTTTCCGATTAACATATTAAAACTCAAATTGCAAGCCATAGTTCACATAGCATTAAACCCTGATCGGCGCGGGGATGAGAAGTCAGACCTGCGAGATCGAACCGGATCTTCCCCGGTCATCATGCCCTGCATCGCTGGGCCGCAGACAATGCAGCCAAGCAATGCGTCTGCCCGGTCGGGAGATTTCAGCCCGGATGCTCGCATGGTATCCTTTGACTCAGCCCGGAGCTTTCCATTCTCGCTCCATTCGGTCTTTCTGCTTGTGATTTGCTTGAATGTAACAGGATCCAGATCACCAAGAATGATCCGCCCCCGGGCGATCTCCCGGCAACCGATATGCCAAACCTCGCCTATCAGATTGGCATATTCATTAGGTTCACGCGACCGCGCACCACCATGGAATCGGTTGATCCGCCAACCATGCTCGGTAAGCGCATCGATCATGACAGTCCCTAATCCGTCAGCATCGCCCCATATCTGCGATGCCTTTAGCTGCTCATCCTCGAATGCCCGGATGAACTGCCGCACACCCTGCATGGTATCCTTTTCCGCCCATGCCTTCACGATCTTGGCGGAGTTGCCCCGGCGAACAGCAAGAACGTTCTCATCCCGCCCGGCAGCAAAGTCACAGAATGCAACCACAGTCTCTCCATGCGGATCAGGTGGGTTATCGATCGCATCACGCAGAGCATCGCTGGACAGGATCAAGCGATCAACATCCTCGGCAAACTCGGCAAGGTGCATCGACCGGAAGATCGGATGCTTCTCTCCATAAACCTCCAGATCCCGCTGCCGCTTCTCCGGGTCGATGTGGGGGCATTCATCTGACCGGGCCTTGACCCGAAACCAATAATCGGCTTCCTCATGTTGTGACCTGTAGAACCACCCCATTGGCGCGCCCGGAGACGATGCTGCCAAGATCCGGTTTGCCGTGCATCGGTCAACTGCAGCTTTGATTCCGTCCGGAATCGTCTTTGCCTCGTCCAATACATACAAAACAGGGCTATCATCGGTGGCATGATATCCCTCCGCTCTCCCGGGATTATCAGTCGAGAATCCGGAAGCCCACCCTCCCTGCGGGGTGCGGATCTCCGCTTGATTCCAAGTCCATCCTTGGAAGAGCGGATGGCCCCTGTATTTCTCCATAGCGGGCCAAAGTTGAAGCAGCACCTGCCGCCATGATCCAGATGTGACCGGGATCCGCCCCTTAGGGAACATTGCCAACCACCACAGAATTGTCGGGGCAATTACGGCAGCGGTCTTGCCGGATCCATTCGCCGCCACAAGTGACGTGCGTTGGTGATCATTGATGCCTTTGAACGCACGGACTTGCCAGTCATACGGACGCAGCCCAAGGACACCGAATGCGAACGGGCCTAACTCGATCTCAGGCATCAATGGTTTCCCATTGCTTTTTGAATCGCTGGATTTCCTCATTATCCGCTACTGTTGTTATTGAGTTGTTCTGCACATTGACCTGAACCTCTGGGCCATCGAGGGTTGACCACCTTGCTCGGCATTTAAGCCAGAATATGCAAGCGGTCAGGGATTCCTTGGAATCGCTCATGGCAATATCATACAGGCGTTTGGCAATTTGACTGGTTGCTTTCGCCCTGCCCTTCTCCATATCGTCATCATAATACTTCTTCAGCGTCTTTTCATCGATGCCGATTTGAGCGGCGATCATTTTCTGCGGAACCCCGATACCGCACAGGGTAGAGATTAGGCGTCTATTTTCGTCTGTTGGTTCGTGGGGGTTCATGGGACGAAGTGCATGTGACAATGTGGACACTCGATCGGTTCCTTAACATCTTGGATCCTTTCGCCATCATCACTATCAGACTGGATAGGTTCAGCCGGATTCAACGCAGCCTCAATCTCCCCGGCATCAAACCCGATCAGATCGAGGTCGAAATCAGCCTCACGCAGATCGGCCAATTCAAGGCCCAGCATTTCTTCATCCCAGCCCCCTCCAACCTCCGCGAGACGGTTATCGGCAATGATATACGCCTTCTTCTGGGTTTCGGTCAAATGCCCCAGCCGAATGCAGGGAACCTCAGTCAGACCCAGCTTCCGCGCAGCCATGACCCGGCCATGACCAGCGATGATGCCATCCTCGGCATCGATCAGGACAGGATTGGTGAAACCGAATTCACGGATGGATGCTGCGACTTGCGCAACCTGCTGATCCGAATGCGTCCGGCTATTTCTGGCATAGGGGATTAGCTTCTCTAGTTTTATCGATTCTATTTTCATAGGTGGGAAGTGTTAGGGGCGGATGATATCGATAGTTTCCATGATCGATACATTAAGAGCGGCATCCTCATAACTCATGCCAGCATTGACCAACGCCAGTATAGCCGACTGCTCAGACTTATACTTTCC